TTCTTAGTTCAGCAGGGATAAGTAGAAAGGAGGTACGGATATGGATTTGAATACGGCAAAGAAAGTCATCGGTGACACTTCTCTGTCTGACGATGAAGTGTCCGTACTTCTTTTGAAAGCAAAGAAGCTCGCGAGAAATCAGCATTTTTGGAAACCTGATGATAACCCGACAGATGAGCAGCTTGAAAACTTCTATGACCGGTACGAGTTCGAGATTTACGACATAGCCAAAAGCGTACAACAGTCTGACGCAAGAGGCGGTCTGACAGAGTTTTCAGAACTCGGAGTAACCCGTAGATGGGGGAAAACCGGAACTGAAAGTATCAATGCGTCTGTGGCATCCATACCGCCAAAGACATACATCGAGTAGGGAGGTAGTCAGGATGAAGCTTCAGGACTTGCCCGAAAACCAGGTGCCATTTTGGTATCAGGTGTACGAGGGAGAAGAGGATGAGATAGACAGCAAGGGGCGGCGAACCGGCGATAAGGTGAAACATTATTCCAACCCTATCAGAGAGATGGCGAGGATAAGTGCGAACACCGGCGATGCGGCAAACTCCCCATTCGGTCAGAACATTGTTTATGACAAGTCCATATCCACCGTAAAGAAGTTACCTATTGATGAATACTCAATGTTGTTCATTGATAAGGAGCCGGTATTGGAAGAGGACGGATCCACACAATCAAAACCGGATTATAGCTGTGTATGCGTCAAGAACGGCCTCGTACAGAATGTATGGGCGATCAAAAAAATAAGGGGGTCTGAGAATGAAAATAAAGGTTAATCCTTTAGACCCTGACAGCATAGATAAGGCAATCGCCGAGATTGAGAAGTACGAAAAGTATGTTGCTGAAAAGGCACAGGAGCTTGTAAGACTGCTCAAAGACCTCGGCTTGGAAAGAGCCAAAGAGCTTGTACCGGTAGATACCGGAGAAGCGAAAGCGTCAATCATCGGTTACATAGATGATGATACCGGACGGGGGATTATACAGGCCGGCGGTTACTGCAAGTACATCGAGTTTGGAACCGGTGTAAAAGGGCAGGGCAGCCAACATCCGAGTCCGGAGTACCTTGCCATCATGCAATGGGCGTACAACTCAGGAGCGACTATCTTCACAACGAAAGACGGGCGTGAGGGTTGGTACTATCCTACGGATGATGGGGGCTATCGCTTCACGGAGGGTATGCCGTCAAGACCGTTTATGTTTGAGACGGCTAAGTACCTGAAAGAAGAGGCTGCAAGGCTCGCAAAGGAGGTGTTCGAGAATGGCGGTTAAGGATAAGATACCGGATTATTTCGATGAACTTGTGACCGCCCTACTCGATGAGTATGGAGATGGCGGCGTTTCATACAGCCGGAACTATAACGACTCGCCTCCGTCATTCCCTCATATCTATTTCAAGAGGCTTGATAGTTCGGACGCATTACCGACACTTTCAGGCAACTCAAAGGGAATGAACAACAGTATTGAGATTAACGCTTATCACAATGAGGGAATCGCAAAAGCAGAGGATTTCGCAATGTTCGTAAGACGGACAATGACAGACGAGATCGGATTGAGATGCACCTACTTCAATCAGGTTGATAATGTCAGCGACAAAAAGATAATCCGTTATGTTATGCGGTTCCAGACACTTTCAACAGAAACGGAATAAAAGGAGGTAATCAGAAATGGCTAAATGCACACACATTACTTATCTGATGCACAAGGCAGCAGGCGATTCTGCGTTTGCAAAGCTGGTTGACATCACTCAGTACCCGGACCTTGGCGGAGATACTGAGAAGATTGATGTTACTACTCTTTCCGACAGAAAGAAGAGGAACATTAACGGTATCGAGGACACGGCAGACCTGGAGTTTTCTGCTTGGTATGAGAAAGCGGATTATGAAAAGCTGCTTGCCATTCAGGAGGCAGGAACCATTGACGAGTATCAGCTTTGGTTCGGCGAGAACGGCGAGGACGGTATCTGGGAGTGGGCCGGCATTATGGCTGTGCATCCATCCAGCGGCGGCACAAACGCAGCTCGTGAAATGTCTTTCAGTATCACAGATGAGGGCGAGGAGGCTCTTCATTACGTGAAGTGATCGACACAAGTACATCCGGCGGTGGGGGCTTAGTACCCCATCGCCATAACCTATAAACGGACGCAAAATACGAAAGGACGGTATTTATTATGGTACTTCATACAGCAAAAGGAACAAAGGAATACAAGGTTAAGGATTTGGATTTCACCAATGTTATGTGCGATCTTGAAGATCGTGGCGTTGACATTATGGGAATGATTAACTCTGACGGCATCCAGGACGGCAAGATGTTTACTACTATGAGAGTCATCACGGCTGCCCTTATCGGCGAAGAGGATTTGAAGAAAGCCGGTAAAGTCCTGTCAGAGCATCTCGCTAACGGTGGTGAGATGGATGAGATTTTCAATGCCTTTACGGAGGTAATGGAATCTGCGGGTTTTGGGGGAGCCTCCGAGACAAAGGAGACAACCGAGACAGTAGCGGAGGCGTAAAAGACCTCGGCGAAAACATTGATATATCGGAATATAGCTCTTTTACAGAGATCATAAATAAAGTTTGGCTGCCACACGCATTGTCATACGGATGTCCGTATGAAGTATTCTGGCACTTGAACCCACGGAAACTTGAACCGTTCCGCAAGAAAAGGGAGATAGAAGCCAAACAGTTATATGACGATCTGGATTTCCTTGCATGGCGCATCGGATATTACGATACACACGCTATGGGTGTTTGGTGGGGAAAGAACGCCACATACCCGGACAAACCGAGTGGCCGTATTGAAGATGATGGGCGTACACCGCCACCGGGCAAGGGTGGTCCTATGTCAGATGGTGCGAAGTTTGCAGCGTTCGCAGCGGCGCACCGGAGAACGATAGCGGAACGCAGAAAGAAAGCAGAAACCACGGGGATAGGATGACGATCCGAAAAACACAAGTCCGGTGTCTGCCCCGTGTTTTCATATTACGGACACGCCGCCTTACGGACAGGGCTTTAGAAGCGGGAGGTGGCTTAGAATGGCTGACAGCACAGTTGACAGCATTTTAATAGAGATAGAAGCCCCTGCGGAAAAAGCGAAAGGTGGCTTAGAACAGATAAAGAAGTCCTTAATGTCAATGAAAGATGCAACAAAGAACATTGACATTGAGAAGTTAAGACAGACAGCAACAGCAATAGAACAGATTTCCAAAGCCGGGGAGGGTGCAAAGAACGCCGGACAGGGCATAAGAAGTATAACAAGCTCTGTTAAATCATTAGAGGGTATCAGCTCCAACCGTCTTAAAAAGGTGGCTGATGCTATCCAGAAGATAAGCACATCCCTCGGCAACATGGGAAATAATAATAAAATAAACATCCGCATTGATTCTGAGGGTGTGACAAAGGCCATCAAGCCGTTAGAGGATATGGCTAATTCCTCTGCGATGCAGAATATGCAGCAGGCAGCTTCACAGGCGGCAGGTGCTATTGATAACCTTGCACATACACAGGCAAATGCGGCTCAAAGTGCGCAAGCCAATAGTTCGGCTATGCAACAGGAGGGAAACGCGGCACAGGCGGCGGCAAGCGGTGTAAACACCCTCTTGGATGTAGAGGACAGATCAGCGCAGAGCGCGAATAACGCTGCAAGCGCACAATCGAACCTCAATAGTTCCTTGTCAAATCAGACCGGGGCAAACACAGCCACGGCGAAGATACAGGAACTTATCAATAAGATCAACCAGTACAAGGCTACTATTTCTCAGATGGAAAGCGGAAAGCAGCTTTTCAATGCAGAGGAATATGAGCAGGCAGTACAGGGATTGTCAAAGGCTCAGGAAGAGTTTAACCGTTTCAAAGAGACGGTGCAGAACTCACCTAAGTCTCTTAATGATGTCGCAAAGTCGTTCCAGAACATAGGACAGGCGGCGGAGAAATGCGGTCTTGGCGGTTTCGGAAATGCCCTGATGAACATTGCGAACATTCTTCCAATGATTCAGCTCGGCGGCGTGGAGGCAAGTGCCGGATTTCAGTCTATGGCGGTAGGGTTAGAAGCCCTGCAGACAGCCATTCCGATAATCGGTATCATCCTCACACTTATTACTGCGATCATAAACGGCGTAAGAAGTATCGCTAATTCTGTAAAAACAACCGTACAGAATATTGTATCACGGGTGAAAGCCGGTGTTTCAAAGATAAGGACCGCCCTTGTTGGCTTAAAGAATTGGATAGGAAAACTCTTTAGCGACATAAAGAAGAACCTTGGCATACAGGACAAGTCAATCGGCGATCTCAGCAAAAAACTGAGACCGTTTATGCGCCTCTTTACCTTTATGGCATTGAGAAAAGCGTTGACAGCCCTGTTTTCAAATGTAGGCAATTCATTCAACCTCTTGGCACAGTATTCGGATATGATGGGTACTCGCTTTAACAAGAGCGTTTCTTTGATTGTGTCAGATGCGAAGTGGCTGAGTAATTCAATGATCGCTGCATTTGAGCCTATCCTTAATGCGATTGCCCCTATATTAGATGCGCTCATAAGCAAATTGGTAGCTGCGATCAACGCTATCAATCAGTTCTTTGCGGCATTAACAGGGGCGAAGTTCTGGACTAAGGCAAAGAAGAATGTCGAGAACTACGCAGGTGGTCTTGATAAGACAGCCGGATCCGCAAAGAAAGCAAAGAAAGAGATTAAAGACCTCACTACCGGAATAGATGAGCTTAACATCTTGCGCCAGGATGACGAGGACGAAGATAACGGCGGTGGAGCCGGAGCCGGTGGGGTAAATCCTGCGGATTACTTTGATACAGAGGAAGTTGATAAGAAGTGGAAAGACTTTATTGACTGGCTCAAAGAGATGTGGGAGGATGCCGATTTTACCGAACTTGGAAAACTGCTCGGTGATAAGTTGGCAGCCGCCCTTGCAAGCATACCTTGGGATAAGATCAAGGAAAACGCAAGAAAGCTCGGCAAGGCTCTCGCGACCTTTATCAATGGATTCATACAGGGAGAGTTCGATGGTAAGTCTGTGTCTTGGTGGATAGGTCACACTATCGCTGAGGCAATCAACACAGCGTTTGAGTTCCTTAATTCATTTGTGACACATCTTGATTGGTCTGCGCTCGGAAAAGCGTTCACAGACCTTATTAAAGGTGCGCTCGAATCTCTTGATTGGCCGTTGATCTATGATACCCTCCGCAAACTCGGAAAAGGTATCGCTGATTTCCTCAACTCCGTATTCAGAGACACAAAGATGTGGGAAGAGGTAGGAACAGCCATATCCAACGCTCTCAATGCGATTATATGGGGCGCAAAGGCATTTGTTGACGAATTTGATTTCGGGGCTTTCGGAAGAGCAATCGCAACAGGACTCGGAAATGCCCTGACCGGAATAGATTGGATTGGTATAGGCTTAACCCTCACGACAGGAATAAACGGTGTATTTACTGCACTTGGAACATTTGCAGAGACATTCCCGTGGTGGGAGGTTGCGTTCAAGTTTGCAACAGGGATTAACTCAGCTCTCGCTAATCTTGATTGGAACACGATTAAGAGCGGATTTGTTAAGTTCTGCTCTGGAATAGGAAAGAACCTTAACACAGTCCTCACAGAGACAAATTTCAGTCAGATAGCACACACGCTCGTTCAATGTATCGACACAGCTTTCGAGGGATTAAGGGGATTCCTTGATGAGATAGATTTTGACAAGATTGCAGACAATATCGTTGATGGTTTGAATACAGCCATTCAGGAATTTGCCGAAAACGCAGGTGAGTGGGGAGAAACCGCAAACAAACTCGTCAACGGAATTTGTGATGTCATCGACAAAATCATAAAAGAAACCGATTGGCAGACACTTTTACAGGGTGTCGGCGAAATGATGTCTAAAGTTGATTGGGATAGAATAGCTGCCACAGTATTTGAGGTGTTCGCTGCGAAGTGGACCTTTAAGAATATGTTTAAGGGCGTTGTATGGGGAACTATCGCCACAAGTATCTTGGGTGGCATAGGTAACGCAATCAACGAGAAATTCAGCAGTATAGGCGACACCATTTGGTCGGCTATCAAGAAAGCTCTCGGAATAGAGGGAGATAGCAGTACAGAGGGTGAGAGCATCGGCGGTAATATCATCGGTGGACTGATTAAAGGCATGGTACTTCCTCCGAAACTGCAGGTATTCCTTGACCTGATTGCCTGGGTTAAGAATCTGTTTGGAATCCACTCTCCATCAACCGTATTTGAAGAAATCGGCGGCGATATAATGGCCGGTCTGAAAAACGGTATCGAACTGTTTACCGGATTAAAAGAAGTTGTTACGAAGTGGGCTGGCGATGTCGTTGAATGGTTCTCAAAGGGTGAGGACGGAAAGGGTATTGTTGAACACTTCAAGGATTTTGGAACTGACATTGTAAGTGGTTTTAAGGATAAGGTTGGCTCTACTTACACCACAGCCAAAGACAAAGTAACCACATGGGCTGATAAAGTCAAAACATGGTACAACAGCAGTTCTTTCGGTGGCGTAAACAAAGGAAAGTGGGAAGAGTACGCATCTGATATTGTCGAGGGATTCAAGACAAAAGTAGGCAATACTTACACCACGGTTAAGGATAATGTCACAACCTGGGCTGGAAAAGTAAAAGAGTGGTATAACAGCGGTTCGTTTGGCGGTGTCAATAAAAATACATGGTCGAATTATGCCAACGATATTATCACTTCCTTTAAGGACAAGGTAGGCAGCACCTATACAACCGTTAAAGATAATGTTCTTACTTGGGCCAATAAGGTTAAAGAATGGTACAACAGTAAGTCTTATGGCGGTGTTCATAAAGACACATGGTCCACATACGCCAATGACATCATAGTATCGTTCAAGGACAAGGTTGGAAATACCTATACTACGGTCAAGAGCAATGTAGTTACATGGGCTGACAGCGTTAAAAAGTGGTATCACGATTCTGGTTTCGGCGGTGTCAACAAGGAAAAGTGGGAGTCTTATGCCTCTGACATTATCACAGGATTCAAAGATAAAGTTGGAAACACTTATACAACCGTAAAATCCAATATCACGACTTGGGCTGACAAGGTTAAGGAGTGGTATCACGGCAGCGGTTTCGGAAATGTAAATAAGGAAAAATGGGAATCCTACGCAAGTGACATCATAAGTGGTTTCAAGACAAAGATAGGTAATTCCTACACAGAAACAAAGGAAAACATCGAGACTTGGGGCGGCAAGGTTGTTGAGTGGTTCAAAGGCAAGGTTGGAGATTCAACCTCAACAAGTGTGTTCTATGGTATCGCAAGCGATGTAGTCAGCGGTTTCAAGAACGGTATCGGTGCGCTTTATTCAACTTGTAAGGACACAATATCAAGTTGGGGCGCATCAGTCATAAGCTGGTTCAAGGAAAAGTTGGAGTCCAACTCA